ACCGTTGGCGCTGTCACTGTTCCTGTGAATGTTGGAGAGGCTGTATCAGCCTTCGTAGCCACTGCTGTCTGAATGCTGTCATATTCAGCATCAATCTCAGAGCCTTTGATAATCTTCGCAGGGTTACCGGATGCTAATGTATCCTTCACTGCGAAATTGGTTGTTTTTGTGTAATTAGCCATCTTAAATAGTCCTTCCTACAATTGCTTGTGCTGTCAATCTCTGGATAGACACTGCCGATCCATCCACTTCTGCTTCAATTCCCAACTGCACCACTTGACCGCCACCTGAAGCATTCACTGTAGGACGGTTTACCAAGACTCCTGCGTTAAACTCACCAATGTTATATTCTGCAATGTTATATTCCGCAATCACCTGCGTAGACAAAGTGAAGCGACGCTTTTTATATGCATATGAATAGTCATAGCCCCAGTTTAGGGTGACATCTGTTGCACTACCACCAATCACCGTAATCTTCAAATTCTTTAACAGCTTCAAGTTAGAAGGTGCTCCAAAGTCGATGTAGTTGGTGAAATAGGACATTTGGTAGGAATTGCCGTTGTCTGTGAAGCCATCATACTGTGCAATCCCTAAAGGCTTACCCAACAGAAGCTGTCCGTCACGTGTTCTGTGCAGAGCTTGTGGGTTGATGGTGTCCCATTGTGTTGTTCTGTGTGAGCCATCCTGCAAAGGCGCTCGCATGTCAAAACAATACGTTGTGTTTGTTGTAGGCAAGTGCAATAAGTAGAAAGCTTCTTCGGGAGAATAGACAGAGAAAATGTTCCCTGCTTCACTCTGAACAGATGTCGTCAGCTCTGTTCGTACATTCTTAGAAATGTCACGCATTGGCGCCGACTTCTCTTGGATGGTTCGAGCTAAGCTCCTTACACCGCTGTCAGACAAGAACACAAGGTCTGTGCCTGTAATCTGTACACTGTCTCGTGCAATACAACCCACACCTGCAATGGTGTCTTGAATAGCCATTGTAGCTGGGTCATCAGCACCGGCATAAATCAAAATCTGCCGCTTACCAAAGATGACAAGCAGACCGTTATGAATAGCTAATGCTGTAATCTCATCAGCGCCATCAGGCCACACTTTCGAAATGTCAATAGAGCCACTACTTCCCGTATTCCAAGCCGCTCCAATCAACAAATCAGACCAATACACTGTGGTGTTGTCTGTTGACTCTTTAGCCACCCATAAACGCCCAAATCCGCTCTGTACAATATCACCGGCAGGCACTGTACCAGCATAGTCAGGATGGTTGCTAATCAGGTCACAAGTGGTACCATCATAATATAACGGATCGCTACCTTCACGGAATAAGTAGTGAATGCCGTTCATTGTCGCCGCATCAAACAGGCCATCAGAAACAGTGTAGCCTGAAGGCGTAATATCTGTCAGTGTTGTAGTGCCAGTGTATACAGCGCTTGCTGAAGCACTCACCACCTCTGTTGTACCATCAGAGTCTACAAACTCGCTAATGTGGACAATGCTATCTGCATTCGTATCTGTTAAATATATCCAGCCCTTACGAGCACCAATACGTCCAAATTGGTCAATGACACAGTTTTCAGCCACAAGCGCAAACTCTGAGGAAAGCGACGTTGGGCTATCTTGTGTGTTCAGCCCAAAGAAGCCCGGAGCCTGAACAGCAACACTCTGTAGTGGCTTAGCCATTATACCACGTCACCTCTTCTGGTCTTAAGTTGGCATCAAGTGCAATTGCATTGTTCAAGTCTTGTTTGGCAAATGCAGACTGCTCTACAGCGCTCTGTCCACCTGTCTCGCCACGCTCACGTAAAGCAAAAGCGTAGGCATACTGGACAATAGGGCTTGTAGGAAGCAATGTTGTGTCAGTGTCATTTACAAGCTCTGCAGTGCGTTGAACACCGTACACATCAATGTTGTACGCTGAATCGGGCACCATATAAAACCGAATCTGCACATTGCCATTGGCGTCAACACCGTCCAGCGTATACGAGCGAATAGGGCCTTGTGCGTTATTGTTCGCTAAGTTGAGGTCACGAACACGTTGTAAGCTTTCGTACCTAACCACCTGATTTGTACTCTCATTATGAACAGAAATAATCTTAGACCGTACAGTGAAGTCAGTGATGGGGTAGGCGGATGTTCCAGCAACGGTTGTTAGAGGGAACGTTGTCCGAATTGCAGACCAATCCCAACTGTCTTCGATTTGACGCTTTGCATCGTTGACAAAATCACCAATCAACTTAGAGTAGTCGTATTCATCCACTGTCGTCACTTCTTCTTCACGTAAGCGTCGCATTACGGAATTGACAAGCTGTAAATATGTCATACTAATTGTGCCTTAAGTAGTTGTTGAGAAAGAGGCTCTTCGTCGTCTCCTTCAGGAATATCAAATACAGTGCGGTCTGTTCCCATCAGCTCAGGATCAGCGTCTAATGACGCTAATTGTGATGGCGCTTGCCCCATTCCTTGTAAATACTTGTCAAGTTCTGGGAGCTGTAAGTCGAGGTTTAGGTCGGCTAATTGTTCTAAGTTGTAGTCGCCTAAGTCTAAAGAACCAATGTCTACACCTAAATCTCTAAGCTGACCAAACTCGCCTACATCATAGCCTAAGTCTGTTGGCTTATACTTAGACAGGTCTAATGAAGGGATGTCGAAGCCTAAGTTGGCTACTTCAGGAAGTTGAAAGTTTGACAAGAGCTCTGGTGTTTCAATGCCACCCAAACTTGGCAAATCAATGCCTAAGCCTGCCAAGCTGGGCAAATCGTAGCCTTGTCCCTGCAGTGTTTGGAAGTCTAAATCTAAATTACCAACAAGACGATTGATGTCAAAGTCTACATCTTCAAGTCCAGCAAGCGACGCAATCTGTCCTGCATCAGGAAGCTGACCACCACGTGTGTAGTATTCTTCAGCACCTGCTAAGAGTGCTTCGTCTTGGTCAAGTCCTTGGTCAAGCCCGACAGCAGTTTTGAGTCCTGCAAATCCCAATGCATTTACTGACGGATTGTCAGAGCCTAAAGCACCTACAATATCACCACCAAACTTATCGACAATAATTTCAGAAGGATCGTCACCTGCAACATAACGAGCGGCGGCGTCTACATAGTCAATATTATCAGAAACAAGATTGACAACATCGTCACCAAAAGTGTTGGTCAATGCGGTATTCACTTGTGTATCTAGTCCTAATTCAGATACAAAGTCGCTTCCGTATGTCTTAAGCAGAATGTCTTTAGCATCACCACCTTCAGCAACGGCTGTACCCGCATCAAGAGCCTTTTGTACATCAGCAGGAATTGTAGTGCCTGAAGCTGTTGTATATCCTGCGGCGGCTAATGCGGCAACCTGTGCAGGGCTTAAGTTTTCACCACTATCAAGTGTAGAATATGCATTTAAGAATGCACCTGCGGCAGGGTTGATAGCAGACACAACAGTTTGTACATAAGGGTTTTGTACAAGCTTGTCAGCCTCGTCCACTACTTCACGAATACCATCTTCAAGATTGGAGCCAAGTTCAACAACAGGGTCAATGACAACATCTTGAACTACATCGCCTACACCTTTGGCAACATCTTCTACAGCGTCAACAACATTACTAACTACACCGCCCATTAGACAAAGTGCCTCATAAATTCACCACGTTTTTTAAAACCAAACATCTGTGCAAACTTTGCTGTATTATCTGTCTTTGGGTAAGCCCAGATGTCATCACGAAAGTGTGAACGAAACTCTGCCCACTTTTCTTTTAATTCTTTGTATGTTGACTTATTCCAATCTGTTACAGACGCATGGATAAATGTTGTCGCCTGTCCACGAAACTTAACCACTTCGAGTTCAACAACATATTTATCAGAATAAATAACAGGAATCACCATTTAACTTTATCAGCCCAATAAGCCGCAGACATTTTACCTTTAGAGATATTCTTAGCGTGACGAGCCTTGAAAGACTTTTGACGTGCTGTAGGCTTCTTATCGCCCTTAACACCCTGCTGTCCAAAGCGAATTGTCTTCACTTTGTCGCCTTCTTTAGCTACAACAACATGAGATTTAGTAGGATGGTTTGGTGTGCGCTTAGGTTTATTATACCCTGAAACTCCTGCTTTGTCAAGTCGAGAGTCTTTTTTCTCAGCCATCTTAGCCTCCTTGGATAATGTCGTTGTATTCAATGACAGACACAAGCATTGTCACTGCATCGTTGGTGGCACAACGAGCTAAAATCTTGTCACCTTCGTACATCATAGTGAATGCATTAGGTTCGCCACCTAACTTAAAAAAGTCTTTAGCTGACAAGCCATATTCATTTAACACAGCCAATGTTGCTGTCTCTGATGCATCATACAAGTCAACACTAAAGTCTGTTGTAGAGCCGCCTGCATCTGTTGCATAAATTAACACCCACTCAGCTTTCTTGCCTGCGGGTACTTCGTACAGTGTAGTGTCTGTAGTCTGAAGCGATGCACCAAAGCTCTTCTTAATCATTTCTTCTTCCAATCAACACGCTTAGATGATGTTTTTTTCTTGACAGCTTTCTTAGCACCGGCAGACTTACACTGAGCCATTGTAGGACGACAAGCGGGGTAGGATCGTTTAGACTCGCCTTTCTTAGCAGACTTACGTCCACAGGGCTTACCTGTCTTACAATCAACCCAACCCTTGCCTTTGTTCTGACCAAACCACTTCTTAAGGCCGGTCTTTTTAGTTGCCGCCACTATCGGTACTTCCCGCCACGCTTCTTATACTCCTTAGTGAGCCAACCTGAAGCATAAGCAGAAGGCCACACTTTGTACTTCTTCTTAGCCTCTGCTTTCACTCTGTTGTACAGAGCCTTGTTTGTTGGCTCTGGTGATTTACTTTTTGCCACGCTTTCTCACCTTCTTTAAGTCAGCCTTTGTAATTTTCTTACGAGGAGGAGCTACAGCCGCCAACTTCTTTTGTTTACTGCTGTACTTAGAGTATGGCACTATGCTTTCGCTTTTGCTTTTTTCT